TTTACCCCAGTTTTATCATTAGCAATAGCTTCTACTATTACAGAATCTATATTATTATTTGGAATGTACTTGTTAATTTGAGTTGAAATTTTTAAAGTTAGCTCATTTATTGTAATAGCATCTAAAAATTCAAACTCGTAATTAGAAATGCCAACTCCCATATCAGGATCGTCAGGATAACTTTTAGGTTCCATAATTATTAAACGTTGAACTAACCTTGCTAATGCTGGTAGTTCACCATATGTAGATACCGAACCAAAGTCATCAATGTTTAAAAAAAATTCTTTCTTTAAAGGTTCTCTATAAACTTCTAAATGTGATAACTCAATCATTATACATTATCCTCCTTTTTAACAAAAACTTTGTAATTAGTTGTTAAACAAATACATAAATGATAAAAAACTATTTTTTAGAAGAAAGGAAAAGTAAGAAGATGGAATTTTTAAACGAAAAATTACTGTCAGAAGGATTATTTAGTGCTTCGTTACAAGAAATTTCATATTTGTCTGCATTGGAGCAATTACAGAAAATGACAAAACATTTAAAAGATGCTCTAGAAAAGACAACTACTTGTAAGCCAATAAAAATCTATGATGAAAAAAAGATATATCCTAACGTATTTGCCATTTCTGCAAAAGATTATAGAATGACCATTCAACAATATCTTTCCGAGCCATTTTCTATTTTTGAATTGGAAAGAGAGTCTGGTCTGACTCAAAATATTATCATCAAAGAACTTAACAGTGTGTTTGATGAAATCAACTACGCTTATAAAGATATGAGTCTTACGTTTATCAGAGTACAAAATACTCAAGATACTTATAGATTCTATGCATACTTAGATTTTAAAAAGTGTCTTAAGAATATCATGGATTATAAAAATCCTAAAGTTCAATTACCTGCAAAAGACATGATTCATGAGTTTAACGAAGAAAAAGAGAATATCATTACTGCAATCAAAAAACATTACTTAGGAAAGACTTTAAAATTTGATAGATCCTATAATTCTGAAATTTTTAAATATGGAGCTAAATCTGGTAGTGGTATATGCTATTGCTTACAAGACCAAAATAATGGCTTCATAGATAAAGATTTTGACTATTTAGAACCTAAACTTTCTTCTTGGTCTGCTACTGCAAATATTCGTTATTACTTAGAAGAAACCAAGTTAGCCAATAGTAATCTTTCAATCGCAATTTTTCCTAATAAAAATGGAAGCTTGAGTTTGTGGCTGGTTAGTAAACCAAACATCAAAATTACGTATTAAAATTTAATAGAAAGTAGGGGGATAAATATCAATATGGTACTAAATGAAAATCAGCTTAAAATGTACGATCAATGTATGTTTCTAACTGAGTCTTTTATAAAAACAGAAAAAGATATTTGGTGGAATAAGAAAAAATGGTTTAAGAATGAAATAAACGTTTGTTTTGTTCTTGGTTTTTCAGGTTCTGGCAAGAGTTCATTAACAAGACAACTTTCAAAAAATAATGAAAACATTGATTTTGTTGAAATGGACAATCTAATTGAAAATGTAAAATATTCTGATGAAGAATTAAAAGAACGTAATCCTTATGTATATGAGTTTTTAACTGGTCCTGGTCAAAAATATCGTGGTATAACTTTTGATTCTACAATTCATGTAAAGAATAGTGTAAGAGACTGTGTTAGTTTTTGTATTAGAAAACAACAGTCAACACATAGAAAGCTGATATTAGAAGGAATACAGTTATTCTCTTTCTTTGAACCTGTAGAACTAGAGAAATATGTTGTTTGCATCAAAGGAACTAGTTATTTAACATCTTCATATAGAGCTGCTAGAAGAGAATTTTTAGAAAAACGTGTTTTAAGATCACTTGGAACTGTTACATTAAATACTAGTGGAGCCGTATTCTTTAATACACATTTGGCAAAATTCATTAGATATTACAAAAACAGGAAAAGAAAATAAATTATAATGGGAAACTATCTTTTTTAAGATAGTTTCTCAATTTTAACAATCTATTAGATATAAAAGGTTACTGTAGAAATTTAATAGAAAGTAGAGGTGTGAGTATCAATAATGAAATTGAACGAAAACCAGTTCAAAATTATGGAAAAAACAATGTTTTTAAAAGACATTTACAATAAAATTCCAATTTTAAATTTAACTAAGCAATTTAACTCAACTGAGTTAACTAAAATAAACAATGACCTCAGATTTACCATCTTTAAAAAAATAGAAAGAATGATGCAAGTATCACCTTTTTACAAAGATTTATACTCAGTTAGTTTGCCAAATGAAACAAAGTTACATGAAGAAAAATTGAGATATATGAGATGGTTTGTTGGTCATTATAGAGACAAACTAGAATATACTGACAGAATTAAATTTACATTTACACTTTTAGACCCAGATTGTAATTATGCGGATGGTGTATATGAGCAGTATAGTAAGCTGGATTTTGATGATGTTTTAAATGATGGACGTAAAATTATAAAAAGCATGGCTGGTAATTTTAGATTACTCCATCAAAGAAATATGAAAACTTTAGAGCAGTTTGAAATTTATGAATCTCCTAATTCAGATTTTATTTATAAGTTGTGCTACTATCCAAATAGGAAAATTTGGATTGAGTTAGAAAGTAGAGAGTGATGATTTATGGCTAGAACATTTTATAAGTGTCCGTTCTGTACTAACAAGTACTTAGCAAATGATAAGAAAGATCAACCTAAAGCAAAATCAGCTTTGTATTCTCATATGGAATTAACACATGAAGAAGATTTAAAAGGTTTATCTCCAGCTCAAAGTTATTTTAATTACAAATACAAGAAAACTAAAGGTTCTTGTGTCATGTGCCATAAAGAAACTAAATGGAATGAGTCTACAGAGAGATATGAACGATTTTGTTCTGACAAATGTAAGGAAGATTATAGAGAAGAGTTCAAAAAAAGAATGTTATCCAAGTATGGTAAGACACACCTTTTAGATGATCCAAATCAACAGTCCAAAATGCTAGGAAATCGTAAGATTTCAGGAGTTTATACTTGGTCGGATGGAAAGTCTAAAACTAAATACACTGGTTCTTATGAACATGAATTCTTAGAATTCTTAGACTTAGTTATGAGAATGTCCCCTAATGACATCTTCGCTCCAGCTCCACAAATCTTTCATTACACTTATGAAGGAAAAGATCATTTTTATATACCTGACTTTTACATCGCTAGTCTTAATCTAATAGTTGAGATTAAGGATGGAGGATCCAATCCTAATCGTCATGAAAAGATTCAACAAGTTGATAAAGCTAAGGAAAAAATCAAAGATGTAGTAATGGCAAAACAAACACAGTATGAGTACATCAAAGTAGTAGATAAAGACTACAGTATCTTTATGAACTACTTGATGGATCTAAAATATAAAGAATAACAAAAAAAAAGAGATATAACCTTTGATGGTTATATCTCTTTTTAATTTCAGTTAGCTATTATACTCTGCTAACTTTGCATAGATTTCATCGTAAGTTTCTTGAGAAATACGATTCATGATCGAGAAGATATTGTAACAGATAGTTTTAAGATTTCTAAGATCAATTTGGTTGTCATATTCATTGTCAGGATTGTCAAATAACAATTCCATCATGAATTTGTAGTTCTTAAAATCGATACTACCTTTTCTAACATTTCTAGTAAATGTTTCTACCAAGAATTGCTTGTCATCAGACAGAGTTCCCTTAGTTACAACTACTCTAGTGTTGATATAATGTTCTATCTGTTGAGCTTTAAATTCTTCAGTGTTCATGCTTACCAAATTATCATAAGCTTTCATAAATGTACCGTTATAGTGGATTGTTTCCTGAATCCTATTAATCGGAACTATCCATCTATCAGAAACAATGTCATCGTCATATATAATTCCATCTTGAGCAATGATACAATTATAGTCCGATACAATCTTTCCGACACGAACTATGTCATCTTTCTCAATCAAGAAGATAACAGTATCTCCATTTTTAGGAGTTGCGTTCATAGGATTAAGTCCTTCTCTTAAAGGCTCCTCCAATTCATCTGTAATTTCTTGGATCTTGTTTTTTGCTTCGTTATTGTCCATAACATTATTTCCTTTCTTGTTCTTTCAATTCTTCAATTAGTTTGTTAAGCTTTTCCTTAGTTCTTTTACTGAGCTTAGTTGTGTCCTCAGATAGCAAAATTTCAAAAATTCTCTTTTTGAAGTTCTTTACAAAATGTAAAGTATAGTCGCCATCTTCCAAAAATGTAATAAACGTTCTACTATCATACTTTGTTTTGAAAAAATAACTTGCAAAACTTTCATTCATTCTCATTACGAATTTTTCGCTAGGACTAAACTCTCGTATAAGTTCTCCAAAATATATTGGTAACTCACTTTCAGTATATGGACCTTCATTACAAATAGAAGTAGTTCCAACCATCGAAAGAATCCCACTATTGTCTGGTTCTATATACGTATAGAACTTGATAAAGAAATCCTTAAATTTCTCTTTGTCATTCTTATAGAAATTTTTGAGAGCATCTGCGTTAAAGAGTTTCCATTTTATTTCAAGAGCATGACTGTAATAGAAATCATCACTATACTTGCCATTTAACAATTTTTGGTTTTGAGATAGACAAGCCCAATCGATGTACTTAGGATTGTTGTTTATGAAATCTTCACTAAGATTTCCATGAATACATGCAGAAGTCCAATATTGTCTAAAGAAACCTTTATGCTGAAGCAATAAATTTTCAGTATAGTTTTGAGTTTCTAATATCAGATGTCTAATATGAGCAATATACATACTTGAAAGAGTTTGTTTTTTCTCTTCATCAAACTTAATTCTCTTTATGTTTTCAACTATGTAACTCAAATCTTCTTCTGAAAATTTATGCGTCTTAAATAGATACTCTATATTCTGATAGGGAGACGTTAGAACACTATTAAGAGACTGAGTTTTTTCTATATCTGCATTGATAATGAAGAGTACATCTTCTTTAGTAAATGTCTGATGCTTATCAAAGAAGAATGACTTACACTTTCGAATATATTCGTAGTACTTTTGAATATTACTTGAACTAATTGGAAAATTGTTTGTCACTATGATATCCCAATTTAGATTTGGGTGATCTTTATATTCTTCAATAAGTTCTGCATGATTAGTAAATCTTATCATACTGGACAAAATGTTAGGGTAAAATTCTATTAGTCTAAAAACCTTTATGAAAAAACTATTTGCTTGGAAGTGTCTAGATGTTAACAGATATGGGAAATTTATGATTTCGTAGTTGTTGATTAAAGTAAAGTAACTAATGTATTTTAGTTCATCACCATATTTAACATAATGTTCCCTACATATGTCTGATAAATCACCCATCCATACTTGGTTTCCATCAGGATCTAAATAACAACATAACCCTTTTAATTCGTCATAGTCAATAAATGGATTGTGCGTGTTTAATGACTTTCTATTAATTTGATCTCGAAGATCTTCTACTGTGTCATAGTAGTTGTAATTATTCCCCCAAAAATTAAATTCCAAATTAGTCATTCTTCTTTTCCTCAATCTTTAAGAATTTTTCATCTAAAGTCAGTTTTACAAAGTTCTCAAAACCAAACTCTTTCTTAGCTTTAAATGTTAGATTTGCAAGTGCTTTTTTAGGTGTAGGTGCCGTAGTATAACCTTTCCAGTTAGTTGCGATTACTCTTTCAAAATGAGAAATCGGACCATTGTAAGAATAAGTAAACATAGACAAAATTTCCTTTCTAGTTAAAATTTAATGTGATTTCATCTACAATTAGAATATGTATTTAAAATACATTTTGATACACCTTTTTCTATTAAAATCCATACAAAACAAGTACTTAAAAATTTTAGAAAACGGAGATTTTATATGGGTTTCTTTAATAAACTTGGTGGATTTTTAAGAAATACCTTAGATACTGCAAAGATAATAGATGGCGAATTTTCCATATCTAATACTCTGATCAACAGCTTTGCAAAGAAAGGTATCAATCCAAAAGTATCAAAACCTATGAAAGACATCATTGCAATACTAGATGCATTTCATATCAAATACGACCAAGAGAAAATTTTTAATGAATGCTACAATCATAGAAAATTACCATTTGACTTCTGTATCTATACTACGAAAGGATTTTTCCTAGTTGAGTATGATGGAGTTCAACATTATAAACCTTGTTTTGGATTAAGTGAGGAACAGAAATTAGAAAACTTTCAAAATACATTGACCAATGATGCTATAAAGAACGATTACTGTAAGAAACATAAAATAAGACTTTACAGAATCACATATAAAGAAAACCATGTAGAAAGAATTTTAGAAATTTTAAAAGCTGAGAAACTAATTTGAACAGAAAAGAAAGAGGATTAAGACTTGTTAGTCTTAATCCTCAATATTTTTATTCTTCATCGAAACTTATAACGAGATACATATTCCCACTTTCACCAATTGCATATAGATCATTCTCAATTTCTACTTCATCAACAATTTTATCTTCCATTGTACCTAATTCTTCAACAATTTCAAAGGTTTTTTCATCAATTTGATAAAAAGTGTTAGTATCCATGTCTACCGCAATTACAGTATTCGCATTAGTTTCATCTACTTCAGGCTCTGAATCGACAACATTCTCGATATTATTTTCTTCATCATTTTCGTCTTCAGTAACCTCACCAGTTTCATAGTCAACTTCTACAGTTTCAATACTCACACTACTTCCAATGATATTTCCAATGTCTTCATTTTCAAGTTCTTCATCTAATAGGGTGTCTATATTGTCAACTTCATTTACATGAGGTTCACTTTCTTTATCTGTGACATAACCAAATTCACTGGTAATTTTCTTATAGATAGCTTCTGTAAGAGTATCAACTTCCGTATCTTGTTTGTTAGAAGCTTTCTCTTTGAATGCATAGTCAGTGATAGTTTTCTTTAGGTCTGCCTTCTGTTTTATATAACTCAGCTTTGCAGTTTTTAAAGAAATCAAGTTACTTGTTTGATCTTTCAAAAAAACTAAGCTTCCTTTAAACTGAGCATTCTTTATAGTGTCATAGTGCGTTTTAATCTCGCCATAAAGTGCATCTATTTCTTTCAGTTCAGAATCCAATTGTTTCATTTCTTCTTCGAAAAGATCTTTGGAATATAAATTCTCTTGAACTTCTTTATTTTTCTCATCCATAAATGTAATTTCCTCCTTTACAAATATTGTAAACCATGATTATTTTATTGTTTGGTCTCTAATTTTTGCAAAACAAAAGAAAGAAAATAAGAGAAGAGGGGTTACCTCTTCTCTTAAAAAAGTTTAAACG